CAGCACATTGCCACTGGCAGTGACAGTGGCAGTGGTAACATCGTTTGTGATTACAGCATTGTTGCCTTGTAAGTTCCCTGATGCTGTGACGGTAATACCAGTGACATTGGTGTTGGCATTGATGTTGGCTGCTAGTACATTGCCAGTAGAATTCAAAGAAGATACGTTGGCAGAATTTGTAACGGTGAGCGAGTCAGCGATAGTCACGTTTGGGGTCAACCCTATCGTGATATTGTCTGTGGCTCCCACCACAATGTCAATCTCATTGGCCGACCCTATGAAAGTCACTGTGTCCCCGCCAGAAACTGTTTGTGTGTTGCTACCGTCAGATATAGTGAATCCAGCGTTGGTAAGACTGTCTACATAGGCTTTGGTTGCAGCATCAGAATTAGCTACAGGATCTGCCACATTACCTATGGTGTTGTTGCCAACATCAACATTGCTGCCAGACTCAATATAGATATTGCCCACAGTAGAGTTACCAGACACCAACAGCGTGCCAGATATATTGCCAGATGCTGCCAAGAGGTTACCTGTCTGCAGATCAGCCACGCTGGTGATGGTGATGGTTGTGTTGGTGATAAGGCTAGATGTAAAAGCCGTGACGAATCTATCATCGGCTTCTTTCCACACAAAAGCTATATTGTCTTCGTCTCCGCGCTCGCCTATGAAACCTATGTCAAGCGATGGCGCACCGGTTTGATCTTTGGCCAACACTATGATGGGATCTTCGACCACTAGATCATAGGTGTCAATGGCTGTAACGTTTCCTTGTACCGTGAGGTTTCCCGTGACAGTGAGATCGCTGTTATAGGTTAAATTATTGGCGATTTTCGCGCTGGTAATCGTATAATCTTGCAGTTTAGCCGCAGCATTGACGGTTAAATCTGTGATCTGATTGTTCTTAATTCGGGTTACAGGCATTGGCAATATCCTTGAGATCTAAGGATATTTAGTTGGATCTAGAGCTTTTATTCTACAGGAATCTTATGTCTATGATATCAGTGGTCAGAGGAGCTTCGGCAAAAGTAATAGAATTGCCTGTCACGGTGTAGGCCACAGTAGGTAACTGCACCACACCGTTGATAGAAACCAAAGTTGCTGCCGAAGTGCTGTCACGATCCAGCGCATAAATGACATTGCTGCCATCAGGAGTAATGATCTGATTTGTGACACCACTTACGACGCTGTCCCATTCTGCGCCATCGTAAATTTCTAAGCGATTAAACTCTGTGTTGTATCTCACCGTGCCTGTTGCTGCGGGGATGGGGCGCTCGGCGATGTTGCCTACAGGTAGTACCAATCCAGTTACAGTGTCAATGATCACTGTGGCATTACCTGTTGGCTGCAGAGTGATATTGCCAGGCGTCAGTGAAGTGCTGATAGTTGTATTAGATACAGTGAGATTACCAATGTCTATATCACCGGTTATAGTGACATTTCCAAAGGTTGCGCTGTCCGCCGAGACGTTACCGGTCACTGCAAGACCGTTGCTGGTGACTGTGGCTATGACATTGGCCTGTGCTGTGTTGCCAACGAATACTTTAACGACACCATTGGTGGAACCCAGTATGAGATTTCCCGGTCCAGAATCCGAGCTGGGACCAGCTTGATCCGTGGCAGTGACATACAAATAAGCATCGTTGTTGCTGCCAGTATCACCAAAAAAATCCGGATCAAGATGTGTGCTGGAACCAATTCCAAAATCCGTGTAATAGGTAGAATCATTGCCGTTGTCAGCTGTGAGTATGATGTCAGTGCTAGCCAGAGGACCAGGATTTATGTTTTCAAAATTCAGTTGGCTGTAGCTATTGACATTGCCAGCAAACTGCATGACTACATTGCTGCCCAGCTGTGTAAATCCCGGCACCCCAGCAAACGCCGCGTTGTTGCCGGTGACAGGGTCACCAAAAAATATACCGCTGTTACCATAGATCACAGCATTGGCAGCATTGACGTTGCCCACGACATCAACATTACCGGTAAAATAACCTGTAGCAGCAAATACTCCGTTGGTGACATTGATGTTGCTGACCGCAGCATTGCCTATCACAGCAAAATCGGTTCCATCATAGGTGAGATTGGCCGAAGTCAGTGCCAGCTGCGTGGGACCAGCATAGAACACACCGTTGGCTGTGGCGCTGTTTACCCTGACATTGTCAGCTGCCGACACACCTGTGACTTCAAGCTCATCTGCAGGAGCTTGGTTGAGTATACCAACCCTGTCATTGACCACATCAAAATAGATGAGATTGCCCTGGATGGCCAAGTTGGCTCCACGCCGGAGATCATCCTGCAGGATATTGCCAGATATGCGATTAATAGCCATTATGGGTCCTTGTGAGGATATTTATGGCTAGGTATCGCTGTGTATCACTGAGATTGGTTCTCCGTCTGGCGGAGCCGAAGTGAACGTGATATCAAACCCACCATCCACGGTGTAGGCCGAAGTGGGGTCTTGATAGATACTGCCCACAAACACTATGATTTGTGTCTCTTGGCTTTCAGCTTCGCTCATGGTAAACACTGTGGTGCTGCCATCACCGGTGAAGCTGTCTACTGTGTAGCTGATGCTGCCAGCAGCGCTGAGCGGTTGGAAAATTGATCCATTGAAGAATTCCACTGCTGCAATGTCAGTGTTGTACCGGATCATGCCAAAAAAAGGCGCAGCTGGTCTCTGTGCGCTGCCACCTGCTGGCAGCACCACTCCCGAGCTACCACTCTGCAACTGACGATTTTTGACGTAGAAACCCATTACACCGAAGTATAGCTGGCCACCACTGTAACTGCTGCATTGGCGCTGGCATCAATGTGTATGCTGTCTCCGTTGGCCATGATTAGCTTTTCGTTACCAGTATAGATCTGATAGGTATCTTTGGTCTGTATCTCCAGCTCACTGAGGATGATGTTTGTTGTGCCTGCAGATCCTGGGCTGGGTACAGCATAGACGTTGGCTGTGACATTGCCAGCGCTGTAGTTACACAGGCTCAACCAAGTGATGGCAGTGTTGCCGGAACTGGTGTAGATTGCAGTGGTTGTTGTGCTGACTGTGGTAGAAATCAATGACATGAATAGATCCTAGAAAATTATAGCGTAGAGTTTGGCTTTGGTCACGCTGGCCAGTTCATCTTGTACCGCAGGCGTACGCACATAAAGACCTGATCCACCTGAACCAATTTGATTATGATAAACTGCCACGGTGTTGGCTGCTGATGCTGGTGCGGTACCTATGTTACCAAATGTCTGATATCCTTGCAAACCCACACGATTCAACGAGCTATCAAAAAACAAGTTGGCGCTGGCTCCAAATACTCCGCCATTGTTGAACTGTATCTCTGTGTTGGCTCCTGCGGCTGCTGTGCTGGTTGCCGTGGCAATGATATCCCAAGTACCAGTTTCGCCCGTGGTGCTGGTATTGTTGCTGATTTCCCAGTCACCCGATGTGCTATTGTATCGTATGCCTGCAAAATTTGAGCTGGTGATGTGAGTCAGCACTCCGGAATTTGCTGCATAGCTGCTGGTATTGCTGGAATTCAGCAGGATAAATGGATCACGGATGTTGAGCTCAGTGACATTGATATATGTGAGGTTGCCGCTGACATCCAGGTTGCCTTGCACTGATACTGTGTGCGTATCAATGATGACATTGTCGCTGGGGTTCAGCGTGGTTATGGTGTAATCGCCGTCAATTCTCTTGGTAGTTGGCATCTAGATCCCCTCTCGCTTATTTATGCGTTCTTGGAACTGCTGCATGGTGATATGGCTGAGATTTTTTATGCCTTGGAATTCAGATATTTCTGCGCTAGTAGAGCCCATGACTCGGACAAAATATTGATGCCGGAAATCTGCTGCGATTTGTTTTATTTGTTTCTGCCAATTTCCAGTGTAAGTGGGCCTAGATCCCGAGCTTTTGTAAAATTCTGTGCCAGCGTAAATGTTATTAAAACAACCCACGCTGTTGGGACCCATGTCAAACCCTATGAGATAAATCGGGGTGCAATGATCCATGGCTGCTAGTGCTGCAGCTATGGGACCTGAGCTGAATCCATGATACTTTTGTGGCACTGGCATGGCGCCTTGATCGGCTCTGGGTCTGCGTGTGTAAAATTTATTGGTTCGGGCATATCCCGATTCTTGAATCCTAGCCGCTATGGGTGCATCTGTGGCCACCAGCACAGTCACAGTGTGTTCGCGATATATGGCATTGCAGCCATACACCGGTGCTATCTCCATGAGAACGGGCACAGAAACCTGTGCCCGACTTTCTCCATTACCCAAAACAAATGCTGCCACAATGATCTCCCAGAGTATATATCCGGGAGTCACCTAGCTGTGAGTTTTAGCTGGTGTAATCTTCTACTTGTGCTAGATCCACGACCTGGCCACGTGTTCCAGATTTGATAGCATCGCCTTCGTCAGAGAAGAAGTTCACGAGATATCGATTATCTGAAAAATCTAGGGCCCACTTGTTGGTGAGTTTCTTGATGTAGATCAAGGTAGAGTCAGAGTTAGTGCTGAATCCTATGCTCATTTCATTAATAGCAGGTGTGGCATCGTTGACCAAAACGCATTGGGCTGTGACTCCTGAAGTCAGTCCTGTAACGAGATAACTGGTATTGCCTTTTTGTCGTACTATGACACCGTTTTCTACCCCAGTTCCAGAGTCAACATTGACATTGCAGGCCACCACAGGATACGCAGCCGTGGCCACGCCAGTCTTGGCTCCGCCCACCACGCCAAAAAAGTTTGATGCTGTGAGCTGTACGGGATATACTGGATTTTCTAGCTGATCAAAGCTATTGAAACCAATGTCTTTGGTGGTTGTTTTTTTGATTTTGAGAGGACGTCCCATTTCTTTTCTCCTTAGAAGAAGTCCAATCGGGGTTCTAGCCCCGTACGCGGCGGGTACCGCATAAAACGCCGGATGCGTCTAAATTACTTATCGATGTTGACAAATAGTTTAAGTATGTAGATGTTGCGAGATTTTGACAATCAAATCATTATTGCCACAGACTCGGGTCCTTTGATAGCGATCGATATCAACATTCCTTTGTACTTACATGCAAGCCAGAGGCTGACACCCTCAATAGGGCAGCACTGCTGGAATTTTTTCCGATTCCAGCAAAGACTCAGATGTCATTTCAAATATCACGGTCAGGCAGTGCTGACAGATTTAACACCCGGACTCTCATGTCATGTTTGGCGTGATCATCCAGGGTACCAAAAATATCAACAACGATTACAAGATTGCTCGGGCTATTCAATCTGGCAACAAACAGTCAGAGATCTTCAACACCAGATACATATGCCATCAAGCGTCAACTTGCCAACTCTTGGCATAATCATAGATCCAAGCAGCCCTGATCACAGTATTGCTTTGGAACGTGCGATTGCTATTGTCCGAAGTGGCCGTTTCGGTACAGCGTACCCAAAATAGATGTGAACTAAAAGTATCCTGAGCTCCTCCTGTGACCCCAGAACCTTGGATCACATATTCCCCATAACCTGTGATCAGTGTCAACAGCGAGGGGCCTTGTGATCTATCTCCTGAGTCAGTGCGTGTTTCTCCACCGTATTCTATACCAATACCGCAGAAGCTGTTGGAATTCTGTTGTCTTGTGATCTGCCAGCGGCCTCGCACTGTGATCCTGCAGCGATTGGCTGGGTAAAATACGCTGTCGGGCCCCACATAATCTGTGAGTTCATTGCCGATCACTGCAATTGGCCAGTTCTGGGCCGAAAGATGCAGTTCGCCACCCGAGAGAACCGGCACTGTACCTGTAGTAGGCCCATAAGAAAAATCCTGTGGTTGGCTTGAAAGTGGATAGCCTAGGCTCAGGCCAAACGTGGCCCCGTCGTTGTAACCACTTTGTGAGAAACGCCATGATCCTTGATCTAGGATCGCTAGTCCGGTGCTGGCAGTAAGTTCTGCAGAACCACTAAATCCCATAGGAGTGAAAAAAGTGCTCATACTTTATTTACGCCAACAAAAAACCCCACCAAAGTGAGGTTTTTTGATTTGGTCCAACCTGATCTCTGATTAGGAGAACGAAAGATTCGAAACTGCGATCTCGCCAACATAGTCGCCAGCGTTGCCGAAGGACGAAGCAGTGTTGGTAAGCTCGATGTAACCGTAGCGAGTCATGAAGCTCACGACGGGTTCGAACGTGGTGGGATCCAGAACGACACCGGAAGACATCAAGGGAATGTAGGGGCAGTAGAACGCAGCAGCGTCAGCCTCGGACGAACCTTTGTAGCCAACCAGCACAGGTGTAGAGTCGCTGGCATAGCTGTCAACGAAAACACGCATTGCGCCGTTCAGTGTACCAACAAATTTAGTGTTGGTGGGTGCTTCAAACGTACCTTCAGTGGTACGAGCAAAAGCACTGGTTGTTGCTGACTGCAGCACTGTCAAGCTAGCAGGGCTCACAACTGCCCAGTTACCAGCACCGCGACGTGTGCGCTGTGCGATCAGGTTAGCAACACGGTTGATCAGCACTGCCAGGGCAGCATGCTCGTCACCAACAAATGTAGCAGTACCCGACACTGTGGCCTGGTTGTATGTGAACTCAGTTTGTGCAAGACTACGCAGGCTCAGGAGGATCTCCTGATCGATTTCAGCCGTGATTTCTTGGGCCAGAGCAGCCATGATCTCAGCTTCAACGTCAATACCATGCATGGCTTGTGCGTCTTGAGCAGCTTCAAACGTCCAGCGAGCTTGCAGCTTGCGTGTTTTAGCTTCAACAGCTTGCTTCAGGATCTGCACGGAGATCTGACGACCACCGTTGCCTTCCAGCGTAGCAGTGGCAGCACCGTTGTAACCCTGGGCAGCAGTCTGTGTTGTGGCAGCGTTGTCTGCGCCACGTGCGCCTGCGGAGTAAGCCACGGCGATCTTGAAAGGGCTCAGCGCCTCTTCACCAGCAACTACGCTAGTAGCAGCAGCAGTCTGATCGGTCATGGTGCTGGCATAACGAACGCGCAGCGTGTGGATCTGACCCACGGGACCAGTCATGGGCTGCACACCAACGATCTCATTGGCGATAACAGTGGGCATAACCCGTCGAATCACTGGCAGAATCACGCGATTCAGCGTAGCGATGTTACCAGAAACGGTAGAACCGGGGCTGGCATTCTCTTTGAGGTACTTACGGGTGTTCTCAAGGATCACACCCATGGTGTTGCGACGGGAACCTTTGAGGCCCTCCATCAGGGCTTCTTTGGTCTCGTCCCAACGGCTTTCAAGTAGAGCTTCTGACATTTCTGTCTCCTTTTTACTTTGTTACAGACCAGCCAGGCGCTTGATATCGATCACATTGCTGCGATCTTCATCTTGGGGCGCGGCTGGCACGGTTTTATCACCAGTCACTGCACGAACACTCTCACTTATGACCTTTTTCTCGGTCCGGGGTGCGGTTTCTGCGAGTACAGCTGGTAGGTACTTCTCGTAAGCGTTTTTAAGACGAGACGTCTGCACGCTTTCCAAGAGATCACGCATGACTCTACGCTTGTCGTCGTTGAGCGGACCCAAGAGTTCGGCCATGATTTCCTGGCGCTGATTGCCCTCTTGTATCCTGCGGATTTCTCGTTCTTTGGATTCTGCGAGATTTTGTTTCTCTTCAGCGATCCGTGTTGCTTCTTCCAGTTGGCGATTTTTTTCAGCTATGACTTGATTGAGCTCGCGCACTCTGCGATTTTCGCGCAGATGTGTATTGGCAAACTCACTAGCATAGGCTTCAAAAATACGACGACCAAAACTGTTCTGTCGAGCAGCTTCGATGTCTTCGCGCAGCTGGGTCATTTCTTGCTTGAGATGGCTGGTAATGGCCTGGTTGAGTCGTGCTGAACTTTCTGTGACAAAGCGAGCTTTGAGACTTTCTAGTTTGGCACGAGCTTCAGTGACCAACCGCACACGAGCCTCCACAAGCTCACGCTTGTCTTGGGCAAATTCCCTGATCTCTTCGGCCAGGGCCTTGACAACAAAACGCTCGAGTTTTTCAA